TCGGAACAGATGGCCGCTTGGACTGACCACTACCGGCAGACCAAAGGCAGGACACCCCCCACAGACGCATTAGGAGGCTGGACATTCCCCTCCGAGTGGCCTCCGGCTACATCGCTACCAAAAACCAAAGATGGGCACTCAGCGGCCTTCTAAATCGTTTTAAACGCATATCCAGAAAGACACAAAAATGGCATCAGGTCGCAAACGCAAGGTCAAAGTCACCGTCTCACAGCCGGAGGTTCGAGTGCTGCCAACACCCGAACGACTCAACAAAACCGATGGCAATTTCATCCAATCAGCAACCAATCGGTTCATCATGACGGACGCACCGCTCGATCGCCTTCGAAACCAAAACAAGATCACGCAGCCACAATGGGAAGCGGGCAATAAGTTCCGCTTTTTGTTCTATCAGGCTGGCCTCGAAGGCCGCTTCGGATCCCAAGATCTAAACCAAATCGCAGGCGGCGGCACCACATCCTATGGCATGCCTGTGTCCGAACAGCAGGCCTACTACCGGCAACAATACCGCGACAGCCTCCGAGCCCTCGGTCTCGATCTGTCCTCGATCCTGAGCGATTTTGTCTGCCGCGAGACCCCCATCATCGAGATCGGAAACAAGCGCGAATGGAAAGACAAAAACCAAGCGCGGGCAGTCGGATTAGAGCTAATAAAAGTTGGTTTAAGTTTACTGGCGCAACATTTTGGAATCATTAAGAAAATGTAATTTTTTTACTCGCGTATTTTCATCTTATAAAAGGTTCTGGACGGATCACCGTTTTCAGGCATAATCAGCGTGCTTGTTCCCACCATTTTGGAGATTGACCATGATCTATTCCGTGACCTTTTTGTCTGAGCATACCGTTTACGTCGAGGCCGATTCCGTGGCCGAAGCCGTCGAAAATGCAGTGGAAGAAATGGATTGGGAAGCGCCGCATTTTGAGCCGGTGGCCGTAATTTTGCAGGATGATGCGGTTGCGGAAGAGGTCGAAGAAGACGACGAAGCCTTGGATATGTCCGAATATTATTGATAAGCTTGGGGTGGTTAAGCCACCATTCGAGGATGTTGCACGCAGGGAATTTTGTGGCTTTCTGCCCTGCCGAGTTGAGCGACCAAATCGACACCCCAATCTTTTTTGAAAATAAAGCTTGACCATAAAAACAAGCGCCGATATTGTCGAATGCATAGGGCAATCACGCCCGCCGTTTTGGAGCGTTTCACATGACCAACACCAAACAAAACTGGTTCCCCACCCTTAACGCAGCCCTCGAAGCCGAAGGCCTGCTGGATGCTTGGGACTGCTTTTGGCAGCAGATCGGTTATAATGAAACCCGCTCGTTCACTTATCAGGACGGCAGCAAGCACGGTCATTTCGTGTCGATCTATCGCAACGATCAAGGCATGTATGAGCGCCCAGTCCATTACGCACGCTAAGGGGGGATAAACAATGAAACACCTGCTCAATAAAAAAATTAAAATCTGGGACGATCACTGGTTGATTATCGGTGTCGGTGTCGAGCGCGATGGTGCGGTCTATCTGCACCTGTCGAGCCTGACGCGGTTCGAGCATTGCCGGAATGGGATGCACCCTGTTCAGGTCTGCGATTTTGTCCCGATTGACAGCCTCGACATCAAATAAAAATAATTTTAAAAAAAGTGCATTTTATGCCTGCGCACGGCTTGACCATGCGCAGGCTTGCTGTATTGTGGATCTTGTCAACAGGGCATCACGCCCGCCAAACATGGAGCAAGACAATGGCCAGCATCAAAATCCTTAACGAAACTTTCCAACATCTCGGCGTTAACAAGTATGGCGACACAGTCGGCAACGTGCAGATCGATTTGGGTAACGGCAAAATTGTGATTGCAAGAGCATCTCCTGCAATTGTCGGCCAAGCTGGTTCGCTTGATGTGGCTGGTTTTGTTGGCCGTTATGTCAGCAGCACAAAACCTTGGCGCGCAACCGTTTCCGGCATCGGATCTGCTTTATATGTGCAATTTGGCCGCGATGATCGTTCCGGCCGTTTCAACAAAGCAAACGCAATCAGCTTTGATCCTACAACCTACGAAACCTTGTGCAATCCAGATCGCTGGGTTGTTGTTTAATCAACGGGGGCTTCGGCCCCCACCTCCTGTAACGCAATGAAACGAAAGAGTAACACAATGAAAAACATCATCGAGGACGTTTTGGAACTGACCGGCATCGTTTGCTTTGTCGGCACAATTTTACTGATCATTGGCTTTTAAAAAACAGAGGAAAATTATGAAACAGTTTAAAATCACCGTTAAATTTGATAACAACCAATATTCCGTAACAAATTGGCGCGCGCGGCTTGATTGCCTCGATGCCGATGACGACGCGGACGGCTATGGCCCGACGCCTCTCGATGCTTTGGAGGATCTGCTCTGGCGTTTGGAGGATCATCCCATTATGGATAAGGCGTTTAAATATGTATGATATCAGTAATCAAGAGTTGATCACAGAGTTGCATGGCGAACACGCGCATATAGCTTTCAAAGAGGCGCGCAGGCGGCTTGGGCTGTCGTTTAACGAGTTGGCCGATGCCTTCCGGCTCGATGAACGCACGCTTCGCCGGTGGGAAGCAGGCGATCGGCAGGTGCCTCAATCGGTGCTGATCCTGATCGAGCTTTGCCTTTTGTTGCCAGATGTTTGTGAATATCTCGGAATTGATGCCCAACCTTTGGCTTGACGCCATCGGATTTCTATGATCCAAACAATGCAGGATCCGAATTGCTCCTTGAGAAATCAGGGCGCTTTTTTGTTGCAAGGCGCTGAATGAAGCACTTTAAAGACTTTCTCGACGTTGCAGCTATCTGGGCAGACAAAAACGATGTCCCGATCAATATATGGCGCAAACACGACGACAGTTGGGTGCTGACCATGCGCTTCCGAGACTCCGAGGGCTGGTATTCGATGTTGGTGCCGGTGACAAATGTCAGCGTCTGCGGCACGGAAACAATGGCCATCGAACTGGTGACGCCTCGGCAGCATGCCAAAGCAGCCACCGGTGAAGCGTACATCGATATCTGCGACCAGATCCGTTTTTACCTGCGCGATAAGGCGAGGCAGGCTCGCGAAGCACGGGTAAAGCAATTGATGAATATCAAGCGCTTGTCATCAAATCAGCATGCTCATTCGTTGCCGGTCTAGCCGGTTCCCTCTAACCTTAAGCAGGCCACCATGTCGCGCATTGATGAACTCAGCGGTGTTGTTATTAACCTGCAAGAAGGTGTCGAGCGGATCTTGTCTCGGATTGCCGAGTTACAGGTCAAGATCGAGGCGGCCACCCGTGAAGACCCACGGATCGGCAGCACTGTTGATACGATCGTTCTTATCAATCAAAAGATCCACTCCATTTTGCCACCGCATAATCCAACGATTTCATGATCTAAAAACATGGTTAAGAAGAAAGAACCACCCAAGATCGGCAGACCTCGGCACAACCCAACAGGTGCGATGCGAAGTCATGTGCAAAGCTTGGCTGGGTTCGGGATCAAGCAGGATGACATTGCTAAAGACCTCGGCATATCCAAGCCGACGTTGATCGAGCATTACAGAAAAGAATTGGATACCGGCGCCGTCAAAGCCAATGCGGCCGTGCTGAATAATTTGTTTCGGCAGGCCACCAAAGATGACCCGCGTGCAATCAGTGCCGCGATCTTTTGGGCGAAGGTGCGCATGGGCTGGTCTGAAAAGATGCTGCATGAACACAGTGGCGACGTTAACCTGACCGCCCGCATGCAGAATGCTCTGCGCGAGGCTAGAGGTTTGCCGGTGGATGCTGTTGCGGCCGCGATCGATGACGAGGCCGACGAGCAGGAATATGACGACGGGTTCGAGACAGAGTCGGACTAAGGGGCGGGCATGACGGGGCAAAACATATCAGCGGTTGAGCTTGATGCTCAATTGATGGAACACGTCATAAAAACCTATTACAATGATCCTTATGGATTTGTGAAATTCGCGTTTGACTGGGGCAAGGGTGACCTGACCGGCTTTGATGGGCCGGATCAATGGCAGACCGATTTCCTGCAAAACTGGGGTGCCAAGATCCGCGCAGGAGGCTTTGATGGTGTTAACGCTGTCGAGGCCATTCGAGAGGCCACAGCATCCGGCCACGGCGTCGGCAAATCGGCACTGGTGTCGTGGGCGATCTTATTTATCATGTCCACAAGGCCTTTCTGTAAGGGCGTTGTGACTGCGAACACAAGCGCGCAGCTTGAAACAAAAACGTGGGCCGAGTTGGTGAAGTGGCACAAGCGCTGCATCACCGGCCACTGGTTCGATGCTAAGGCTTCGATGAAGCTAGTGCATGCGTCGCACCCTGAAACATGGCGGTGCGATTTTCAGACTTGTCGCGAAGAGAATAGCGAATCTTTTGCAGGTCTGCATGCCGCTGACTCGACGCCATTTTATATTTTCGACGAGGCTTCTGCGGTTCCAGACGTGATTTGGGAAGTGGCAGAAGGCGGTCTGACCGATGGCGAGCCCATGTTTTTGGTGTTCGGCAACCCGACGCGAAATAGCGGCAAGTTCCGCGAGTGCTTCGGCCGGTACAAGCATCGGTGGGGAACACGGCAGGTCGATAGCAGATCCGCTAAGTTTCCGAACCGCAAGCAGATCGACAAGTGGATCGAGGACTATGGCGAAGACTCCGATTTCGTCCGCGTTCGTGTTCGTGGTGTCTTTCCGCGCGCCGGATCGATGCAGTTTATCAGTTCCGAAATCGCCGAGTTTGCCGGTAAACGAGAGGGTGATCATTCGCTGCGTGACCCTCGGATCATGGGTGTCGATGTTGCTCGTTTTGGTGATGACCAGTCGGTCATCTTTTTTAGAATTGGTCGCGACGCTAAAACGTATGCTCCGCTAAAATTTCGCGGCATTGATACGATGTCGTTTGCTGCGCGGATCGTCGAAGAAGCAGAAAAGCACAAGATCGACGCAATCTTTATTGATGGCGGCGGTGTTGGTGGTGGTGTGGTCGATCGGCTGCGCATGCTGCAATTGCCTGTTGTCGAAGTTCAATTCGGTGGCAAGGCTGACCGCAACATGGCATCGAGCGAGGGCACAATTGTTTACGCAAACAAGCGC